TATTGGGTGAACACCTTGTTGATCTGCAATTTTAATCAACGCTACTGCTAATGTTTTTGCTGTTGGTTTATTAAATCCTATGCTGGTTAACCTGTTTTCAACTAGTTGATATTTAGTAGCATCCATACCTGATGTTTTAGTCGTATCTAACATTCTAGTTAAAATATCAACGCTTGCTTCGGGGAGAGGGAAATTAATTGTGTTGTTTTCTAAAAACTGCACTAATTTACCCTTTCTAGCTTCGAAACTTATTTCGTTACCAAACGTCTCATATAAACTTTTCATGGTTGGAACCCGCTCCAGAAATCAGACTGAGACTGATCTGTGATAAGTTTGTTAGAGCTGTTAGACGCATCGCCCGCTGTATTAGGAGCTAAGAAATCTAACTTACGTTCTTTCAAAGCAGGCTGTTGTCTCGTATCTTTACTAGCCATTTGCCCGCCCGGATTGTCTCCTCGATCTAACGGACCAGTTGATCGAAGTCGTTTGTATACTTCCTCAGACCCATATCTAACAAAACGTTTCATATCTTCTTCCGGTATAAATCCATTTATAACAGGACTTATCGAAAAGTTTTCATACTCTATATTCATGTTAATCATAACAGGTTGACTATCTGCGTGATCAAATCCGTCCACTGTAAAACTAGTAACGATTGGATTGTACATAGTGTACTTGATTGCACGTTGTGCATGATAGTGAACAATATCTATATGGCTTATGAAATACTTTTCGTTGCCAGGCCTGATATTGTATCCCATGTTGTTATCAGAATATGTTAAATTAAACCCGTAAGTCGGTCCACTACTGTTGCCTGTTGGTACTTTTTGAGGAACAACGTCATACGGAATTTTTTTAGGTGTCGGTCTACCGTTACCATCTACTTCGTGTTGTCCTAAAGGATTTGAAAATAGGTGAGCGTACATACGCATGAGTATAATTACCCACGCACTATCCACAGTGTCATATGCTGTTAAACTTATAGGTTTATACTCAGCATGAGTGACTGTGATACGCTTTTTGTTGTATTGATTTTTTACATCTGTTTTGATTTCAGCTGAAGGCACTTCAGCAGTTTTTACCAAACTACTGAGTACTATTTGCTTTCCTTGCAAGTCGTTGTCATTCAAACCAGGTATGTTAATATCACCGTTAAAATGAAAGTTAACATACCCGTTGAATTTTTGTCTTACAGGGTTGCTTGCTGGGCTGAAAGTTTTAGCATGGTTTAGATCTACAGCAAAATAATCACCGTCTTGATACAAGACTTCACCTAGAAACTTGTCCCAGATTAACTTGCCCCAATCTAAACTCATATTACACCTCTATGTTATTAAGTGCCGAGTCCGGCAGTACCACCGAAGATATTATCTTCTGGGAATACTTCACCTGATCCGCCAGCAACAGAAGAGCCGCCGCCCTGACCATCGCCAGGTACATGCAATGCATTATCAAATCTGACTGTCATTGTAACTGTAACTGGTTCGTTAGTCGCATAATCACTATCACTGTAATCTACGTTCTGCAAGAAACAACCTTCGAGTCCCCAAGTTTCCATTGGTGCTGTGGTCTGACCATCTAGGATTTCAAGTCTCATGTTAAACTTATAATCTTCACCAGCCAACGGAGACTGTTGATTGAAGTGGTTTAACTGTCTTTGGACCTGTTTGCCTGCTAGTCTTGACACAGTGTTCTGAATGTCGTCACGGATAACTAACTGAACAGTTTCCCATGTGTGCTTACCCTGTACATAAACTTTGGAGTTGTAGGAATGAATCTCTACTTCTTCAAAATTGATTTTAGGTCTGCTCACATTCATGACATTCTGTGTAAACTCTGTTGCTCTACCTTGAGCACCAAAATTTTCAACCTTAACTCTAAATCGGAATTTGAGCTTAGGCATCAAAATACCAGCATCACCAGCATCACTTACAGGAACACCGAATTTATTTTTGTTTCCAAATAAATCTGCCATTTGTTTTTCTCCTAACTTATAAACCCTACATGGATTTACGTTACATTTATTTATCTAATTATTCTATTTTTTATAAAAGTAAGTTTTAATAGACATAAAAAAAGGGCGGAAAAACCGCCCTTTTTAAATAGCAATGTGCTATTAAGCGCCTGTTGAACCCAATGTGTTCTGGATTCTGATTGGAATGTAAATAAATTCAATCGCTTTAACTGGCTGTATCGCAATATCGATATAAAGTTCATTTCTATCGATTCTTGCTGGAGTGTTGTTTGATCCGTCACATACTGTAACGTAGTCGTACAAACCTCTTTGGATAACCAAGTTTGATAAGAATCCATCTACAACGCCTTTTGCATTTTGTCTTGTAATGTCGTCGTTTGGTTCAAACAAGAATGGCTTAACGATGTCGTCAAGTCTTTCTCTGATGTAGACAACCAATCTTGCAACATTAATTCTGTCTAGTGCACTTGCAGTTGGGTTCAATGTCTTCTGACCGAAAACAACAAGACCTCTGCCTGGGAACTGAGCGATAGGGTTAACTTTATTCAAGTATAATGTATCTCTCTGTCCTTCGTTAAGTGTCACAGGAACATATTCACCTTCTGTTGGATCAACGTAACCTACAGAAGTAGCATTTTGTACTAGACCTCTTTGGAAGCCTGCTGGTGCAAACCATGGGAAAGCAACCTGGTCATTGTATGCTAAAGTTCTTAATGCAATGTGACTTGGTGGTACAACTACATTAGTACCATCTAAGTTTGTTGCTAAAGCACTTGGGTAATACACTGCCGCATATGGTGAGCTTGATAGCAAACCATCTTCGCCGTTTTCGCTAGCATTGTTAGCGTTGGTTGCCCAATTCTGAGTGCTTGTAGCATCTGCTTTTAGTCTGAATGGTGTATCAGCTACAACAAATGCTGTATTTCTTCTATCACCACTCAAAGTAATCATCTCGTCTAACAACTCTGGGAAACCAGGAGCGGCAATCAAGTTGAATGAATTGATTTCACTTCTGATGTCATCGTTAGATGTGATAGCACCTTGCATTTTTGTTTTAACTAAGTTGTGTACCGCTTTTCTCAAACCGTACATGTTACCGTCAGGAGCATTGCCGCTAGCATCTACCCATACATTGCCAACGTTTACTCCAGCTGGAGTATAATTGATCTTGTATTCTTTAACATTACCTGCGGAAGCACGTTTGTTAAATCCTAAGATACCTTGTGGGTAACTGGTATTTGCAGGAGCGTCTGCGTCTAAACTAGAACTGCTTGACTCTCTGAAATCTGCAAAAATAATACCATCAGATGTTACTTGGTCAGATCCATCTATTGCTACCCAAGCGCCGCCTGCGTATTTGTACATTGCTGGGAAGTGCTCGGTGTCGTCGCTGTCTAACCATACATCACCTGCTGACAAAGCGCCGCCACTACTTGCTGTTGTTGGTGCACTAGAAGTAACCTGGAAGTCACTGCTGAATGAAACCCAACCGTTAGCCGCATCATTTTCTAGGAGGTCAATGTTTGACTTAACCACATTAGCATCATACCAATATGTACCTTCTGCTAGTGTACCTGTAATAGTAACTTTGCTTGCTTCGTAGCTCAAATCACTAAAGTTTGAGAAAGTTACATCCGCTGTAACTGCACCACTACCTAGGCCAACTGAACTTGGACCGAAGTCACTGTGGTTGCTTTCTACTTTAATGTCTCTGCCTGTTGAGGATGTTAATACAACATTGTCATCTGTACCTTCTGATGCTACTACTTCTGTAACACCTGCCGCAGATAAAGCACTGTTGATGTCAAAAACTGCATCTTCAGCAGTTGAATTTGTTGCATTACCGCTTATTGTTGCCGCAAACGTTACTGTAACTGTTGAGCCGTTATACACAACGTCAACAGATGAGTTACCGGACACATCAACACCTGCAGAAATATCGGAACCTGTACCAACAACTGTTGTGCTTCCGTTATGTCTTTTCAGTGATAACTCTGCTGTGGTACCGTGTACTGTAATTAAATCGCCAACGCTTACGTTAGCAATACCAATGTCAGTGTATGCCGCATCTGTGCTTGCATATACCGGTGAAGCATCTGTTACAAAAGACTTCGATGTTGAACTATACACTTTAACAGCTAGGTTAGTACCACTGTTAGGTGTTGTTCTTTGAATAAAGATGTCGCCTGACACTAAACTGCTTACGCCATCACTCTGTAATGCTGGTACTGCAAGGTGTGATCCGAACTGGAAGTCACTGCTTGTAGCACTTGCCCAACTAGTAGAACCAATTTCATA